TGCCATTGAAGGTGCCCGTGATGCTCTGTACCTGAAGAAGCCGTGTATTCGCATCCCAATCCCACACCACACCTGTGGCAGTGGCAACTTCCAGATTGGCACCTTGATAGACGGTTTCGGTTTCGCGATAGGTGCCCGTGCCACCCGACTGCATATTGAGGTTGATGGTGTAGGCAAACCGGCTCGCGGTATTGTTGATGTCTTCGATGCCCGTGGTGATCTTCTCGTTGTTGAAGTTGAACATTTCACACCGCAGTTCGTAGGTGTAGAGGTTGCCCAACTGAAATAGGACTTCTTTGTTTTCCACGAAGCGGATATTGAACAAGTACTTATTGCTCGGCGTCATCTCAATGTAGATGAGATCGTTTTCGCGCGGCCGCTTCATACTGATGCTGCTTTGATTCATCACCGCATTGCGGAACCGACGCTCGGACACCGTAAGATACATCTGGTCTTCGATGTGCAACCCAAACTTGCCAACAAACTCGGACTGCCCCTGAAACGCGTCAAACGACTTGACGTACATTTCAATTTCAAACGCTTCGCTGAAGTTCGCGAGTGGGTCTTCCCCCAAGAACGCGTCGATGTTGTTGTCGTTGCGTGGCACATAATAGACGCTATGCCCGTACATCGCAATCGACTCGTCGATCAGGTCTTGAACAAGATCCTGTTCGCTTACGACACGCGTATGGTTGAAGTAGGGGTTAACTGGCATTACTGTCCCTGTACATCGGCAATGCGATGGGTCTCGCCCATCTCTAACTTGCTGGTGTTCATGACGAACCGTTCAGCTTGTCCGTCGTAGTAATCGACGCCTTCACGAAACGTGTCGGGCATTTTGATTTCGGTGCAGTATTCGCGGTGGCCACCATAGTTTTCCCACAACCACGGCTGCTGTGAGACGAACAATCCACGCTGACCTTTCGCTTGTGGAATCGTGGAATCCGATGTCACCACGGGAGAAATGCGACGGAGCTTGAACGTCGCATCCTCATGCACATGCCACCACGGCAACGGTGCATCAGACTGTGCGGTGTCGTCTGCGGTTTCACGGAGAAAGGCTTTGAACGACAGCATGACTTACCCCACAATGAACATTGGCGGTTCTTGGAACTCGTTGCGCACCTGATCTTCGAGCGTGACGATTTCTTGATTCGCTTCACCCAACATCGTGCGTCCGTCCAACTGCACACCGCCGGGAAGCGAGATGCCGTTGTACTTGGAGAGGTTCATGCCCCACTGCCGCTTGATGAGCGATGTCGCATACCGCTGCAACCAGCGGTCACTCCACACGTCGGTGAAGCCGTCAGGGTCGATAGTGCGGTAGCCTTCGATGACAATGTGCTGCCCCGGCAGGAACGTCGCATACCAGTTCACGTCCACATACAGACGATTCATGTGCCGTGAGAACCGCACGGCTGGTCGCCCACGGAACGTATCATTCAACAACTGCTGATACGAACGTCCGATGTGATACGGAATGATGGAGTTCGCGGTAAAGTTCGACAGGAGCGAGATGTTGAACTGCGACTGTGGATCGAACAGAATGTCGGCCGAGATACGCGAGTCAAACGGCGCGAAGACTTTGGTGATGCCGATGACCGACGGGTCCACGGGATACCACTTGTTGTCCATATCCCCGAAGGTAATGCTACTGACGGTGCCCTGTGCGCCCGATGTCTTGCCAACAATGACTTCGCCATCTTGGAACGTGCGACGAGCGGTATCGCTGTACGTGTCAGCAGGCAACTCGCCGGTATTCGCGGATGTGACGGTGTAGAACAGAATGGCCGTCGAGTTGATGGTGCTGACGACGTGCCCCTGAATGTTGGAAGTCTGCCCGACGATGACTTCGTTGTTGGTGAAGGCACCCGTGAACGGCGCACTGAACACCATCGTGCTCGCGGTGACTTCATGACGCATATACGTCTTGACGACCGCATCCATGTGATACTGCTGATAGACGTACAGGGCTTCGTCGATACGATCCTCGACCTGATCGTCATCGACGTTGATTTGGAGCACGGGCTTACCCAATGCTCGCAGGCAGTATTCTTTGAAGTCGTCGCGAGATGCGGGAATAGACATACACGTATTTAGAGAAGTGTTATGGTCCTACGTACACAGGCTGATCATTGTGCGTCACATCTGTATGAGACGCCGCAACATCTGTGTGTGTATCAGAATATGGTTCATCTTCATGAGAATAGTCGGGCGGCGGTCCGGGCCCGTCAACGTGGTAGTCTCCATGATTGTCGCCATGTGCGGTTGTCGTATCGGAATGCGGCACGTCGTCATGAACCGCATATTCGTTATTGTTTGTTCCGATATACCGAAGTTGTACGTTTCCTGTAGCCGCGCTCGTACCTGACGTATTGGACACCCACAACGAACCAGCTACCGATCCGGTGCGTGCTGCAATTGACGCGGCGTTGAGTGTTCGCGCGTATCCACTTGCATCCACATACCGAAGACTGGTACCTTGAACCCAAATTGAGCCAATTGTGGCACCCGTAGCCAAACCATTGTTGCTTCCAGTGGCATACCATTCAACGCCAGTGCTGTCAACATATCGAATGGTATTACCGGACACCCACAGACTACCTGCTGTTTTTGCCATATTCTATTACGTTGCCCACAAGTTAGAACCAACCGGAACGACAAGACGTGCTGCGGTGCCCGTATACCGCACCGCGCCGTTGACTGTAGACGCGTTATTGACCGTCAACGCACCATTCATGATAGCGGTGCCTGTTAACGTCGTGGTGGTAGACACACTCAATGCACCTGTGAGCGTTGTGTCACCGAACACACGGAACGCGGTCGAAGCACCACCGGAGACACCAATATTGGCGGTTTGTCCTGCGGCCACCAACAAACCACCACTGGCCGTCAACAGCGCAGTCACACCCAACGAACTCAACGCGTTTGCGGCACCTGAAATACCAAAGGTGCTCAACGCATTTGCCGCACCTGTCAGCACGGACGCACCAGAGACGGTTAACCCGGCGCCGATAGATGCTGCACCTGTCGTGGAAAGCGCACCCGTGACACTCGCACCGCCAAGCGCAGACAGCAATCCGGTGACACCCAATGTATTGAGCGCGTTGGCGGCACCCGTGATGCCGAATGTACCGAGTGCATTTGCAGAACCCGACACCCCGAGGTTGCCGATAACGTTTGCGTTTCCGTTGAAGAATGATGCACCCGCAACGTGCAACGGATAGGAAGGTAGGACGTTGATACCGACACGGTTGTTGACGGTATCCACAAAGAGCACATTCGTGTCCACCGCGACGTTTGATGTGAACGTCGAAAGGCCGGACACCCCGAGCGAACCCCCGATAGTGGCCGCACCCGTGACGGAAAGTGTCGAGACAAGTCCAGACGGTGCCGCAAGAGGACGCCAGTAACCCGAACTCGCAGCATAGACATAGATAAGCGGAATGATCGTGCCTGCGGGCACATCCACATCGCCGGAACTTGTCTTGATGCGGTTGGCCGACAACGACCGATTATCGTCGTTCTTGAGCGTGATCTTTGCGGTTCCTGACTTGTTGTTGACGTAGAGGAGCTTGAGTCCTGTTGCGCCAAGGTTGGTGGGAGCTTCGACACCCGTCAGTTCGATATCCACCGACGCGTCGATGTTGAGCACCATCGCATTCGTGAGTCCACTGACGGTTAAGTCATTTTGCGGTGTTGTCGTGACAGTGGCCGCAACGATGCTGTCTGCACCCGTGAATACCGCGGCGCGACTATAGACGGTATTACCAGCAACAACGGTGTTGCTGACGCTGACACCGTTCTGGAATGTTGCGCTATTTGCGACAGTGAGGGTGTTGTTAATCGTGGCGGCGGCATTTTGCAGCAGCGTAGTATTGATGAGCAGTGAACCGCCGTTGATGGTGGTGCCACCAACGGGATTGAGCACGGCGGTATTACTCTGAACCGTGAATGCGAGTGCAGATGCGTTGACGGTAACATTCGCACCAAACGTGGCGTTCCCCGTTAGGAACACTCCACTCAGGTTTGCAACGGTTTTTCCACCGTTAATCGATAGGCTGCTTCCCGTGTGAGACGTATTCCCGATGGTGAACGCCCCAATAGCGTCCCCCCCGACAATAACGGTATTGCTGTTCAGCAGTCCTATGATGACATTCGTCGTAGCGAGCCACTGACGGAATGTATTGGCAGTTGAGAGCGTATCGATTAACGGCATAAGTGCATATATTTAGGTTTGCGCGGCGATCATTCCCACCTCCAGATTCGTGCTGGTTGAAAGAATGGTCGGCGTTGGGAGTTGAGTTGTCTCACATAATCCAGTCAAACCCACCGATTGCTGCCAATCACTATACGCATAGGGAAACTGCACGGGGATTTCACCTAACCATTGACGAACAGTTGTCGCGTCTGCTGAAGACATCTCCAGCAGACGTGCGGGATTGTACAGGACGACGGTCGGCTTCCACGAGCGCCACGTTCCTGACTGGATTGTATCGGCCCAGAACTTTGCACGCAAATCCATCGGCTGCTGTGCGTGTTCAATGGCTTCAGCATTACTGTCCACTCCCGCAATACGAATATCCGGTCTGTATATAGTTAGACGACGAAGCAACATTCCATTTCCACACCCCAAGTCCAGCACCCGAGCGTTCTGTGGAATCTTATGATACAGCGCCTCGATCATCTCTTTGTGTGCTTGGCGCATTCCATCCGCATTCTTGAATCCGTTGTCAGTCCACCATGTCTTCTGTGGCTTGAAGTACGTACCCTGACGCTCGAACGTCTGTTTCGTGGGTGTCCAATCACTTCGCGTCGAAATTTTGAGAGCGGGCGACACAATCTCCGCAATACCAAATAGTCGCGACCACTGCACGGGCCAGTTCAAGATTTCGCGAGTCGCAATCATCTCTTCGATGAACCCATGCTTATATCCGAGGTCGTACATACGCTTTCCAATTTCCACGGACGCTTCGCATTGATGCGAACACGGCATGTGCGATACCAAACGAATACCCATCCAGCGAAACAGTGTCGAAGATTCTGGTGGTCCGTTTGGTGCCGTTCCTTCGTGCGTTTGCTCCCATGTGCTATCGACTTGCCCGACACCCCATGTCTTGTGGAACGCTGTGCGGCAACATTCTGGATATCCAAGAAGAGTCCCGAGCTTTTCGTTATTGTGCAAATCAAACGCATCGTGATAATGTTCAGGGCGCACATACAGGACATGAAACGCATCCTGCGAACCCACCGTCGTGCCGAGATTGACAGACGAGTAATTGTTATTCTTGACTGTGCGTGTGTACGGAAGACAAACGATGCCGTGCGCTTGCGCCCATTCGACACACTGAATGAGCGTATCGGCACTATCTACCGTTGTGCGCGCCGCAGGACGCAATCCTTCAACAACAGACAGACGTTCAATCTCGTGCCATGCATTTGACGTAGCTGTGAAAATAGGGCGCCACCAGTCGCGCTCCACCATTCCTGCCCATGCCCATCGAGTCCAATCCGGTAAAATGGGTTTCCAATCTACCGCATTATTTGTAGTCTGTGTGGTCACCGTGTCGATCTCCATGTCTATCGCCGTGTACTTGACTATTGTCGGCGTGATCACTTATCTTCCGAAGCGGGGAATTCGCGTTTGCCTCTCGATCATGAATAATTTGAACAAGAGACGGTAGTGTCGGTATTGATTGTTGCGACGACCAGATTCGATAGGCTTCTTTTTCCATCTCTATTCGATTCGGATAATCGCACAACGGTACAATCCCGACCGCACGCAAACGCTTCGCACCTTCCGCGAAGAGCTTTTTATATGTCGCACAATACGATGATCGCATCCGCCAATCGTTATTACTGCCTTCACCGGGGCATTGTCCATAACACATGAGCCAATATTCGCACCCCTGACAACCACCATGTTCTTGTGGGGTCACATAAAGTGCGAGTTGACGCTCAAAGTGTTGCGAACCCGGCCATCCGATGAAGTTAGTATACCCATACTGCGTATCACCGCTTCCTTCTGCTGGCAGCCAGTTGACACCATCTTTATTTGTGCGGGAGCAATGCGACGGTGAACCGTCATTCTCAATACCCTTGACGGCACTGGTATTCCACGGATCGCATGGCTTCCAATGACACACCACTTGATCCGCATTTTTGTGCTCGGGATCGAGTAATTTAATGATCTCCTCTAACTTTGTGATTTTGATATTGGTGAACGGCTCGTCCCAAAGTTGTATGAGTCGATCTGACAATTCGTCTGTTGGCAAATAAAGAGAGTCCGCTTCGTGATCCAGTTCCATCACATGCAGATTGACGTGCTTGACGCCTCGCGCGTCGAGTTCATGCAACCACGCAAGAAAGCGTGGCCAGCGTTCTTTGCTCGCGTTGCCGGCGTGCAGAGTGATGATGAACGACGGCATCAAATGCGGGTATTCTTTCGAGCGTTCGATCAGTCGATTGATTGCCCAATGCGTGCGTGCTGTCTGTTTGCGTGTGGCTTCGAGCGTTCCTGCCCAACGACTATCGTTCAATTCATCTGGCCCATCCAGCGAGATGCCGATGTGCGTGCGGTACTTGATGAATGCCTCGATATGTGCGTCCGTAATCAACGCGGCGTTCGTCTGAAGCCCCGAGGAGCCGCTCTTCTTGTGAGCAATACTCAAAAGCTCTTCGATGTCTTTGAGGGGGAGAATGAGGCACTCGCCACCAAACAGAGAAAAATGATCTTTGGGTGCGAGTTTATCAATAGATGCCAAGACGGCTTCACGGTCGTACCGATGGGTACGCTGTTTCTGCCGCATACCTTCTTCATAGCAATAGGTACATTGAAGCTGGCAACTGACTCCAACTGGGCGGACTTCAATACTCATAACTACCCTTTCAATTACGTGCGCGATGGATCGATAGCAGGTTCAAGTAAAGCGGCGAGCCGTTGGACTTGTTCACGCAACGCATCTACTTCCAATTGTAGCACATGTGTGCGTTTGGTGGTAGCACGGTGCGCTCGCGTGCGTTCGAGTGCCACCTTGTCTGTACTTAGCAGCGCATTCGATTCCGTATCGCGAGCGTATCGTCGATCTTCCGTGCGGACTAATGGCATACTACTCGTCGAGCGCGATAGCACGGAAGTTGCGCACGCGTGGAATAATGGTCGTATCGTCGCTGGCCATCACCACCTTGACGGCGAACACCTTGAAGCGATCCGTTGTATCCCCGCTTGCGTCAAATGCCCGATTGTTGGGCGTGCGGAACTCGAACTCACGGAACTGGTTCGGTCCGTTGCTCTTGACCGAATCGTTGGTGACTTGCGTCATGAGACGCCAGTTCTGATCCTCGAAGCGTGCGGTGTCTGCGGTACCCGGCAGCACCTTGTAGTAGACGTAGAAGTTCGTCCCCGCTGGGCGCACCGCATCAAAGTATACCTTGATATCGCGGGCGTCAAACCCATCGGCCAACGTTACCTGACGCGTGAAGTACCGTGCTAATCCATTCCCCGATGACGTGAAGTCTTCACTGTGATACAGCATCGAGGCGCCGTTATTGGTATCCGAGTCCGGCACCGTGATTGTTGGCGATGTGATGTAGCCGCTACCTGCACTCGTCACAACCACACCCGTCACCCTACCGCTGGCGTTAGTGCTGCTCACACCAGAAATAACGGCATACGCGGCGGCGGTTTCACCAACATTGCTGGTGCTAATCGTCAGTGACAAGTTTGCATACGTCGCGTACGCGTTTGCAGAACGAGTATCTGCGGGAAGTGCAGTTGTAGTAAATGAGGTGTCGTTTGCAATTGTCGCGACAGTCACAACAAGGTTGCCACCGATAACTACATCACGTCCAACGATCAATGTCGAAAGGAACGCGGTACCAGAACCCGTCACCGTATTTGATGACGTGCTACACGAAACGGTACCAGTATACGCTGCTGTATTGGCGTATCCCGTTCCCGGCTTCGTGATGACGAACTCGGTGTTTGACAATCCCATGTTGTTGATGAGATGACGGATACCCACGACGTTCATCTTCTTCAAGTCAATCGACGGCGCAACATCCGTGCTGCGCGTGGTCAGCGTGATCAGGGCATCAATCGTGTTGGCAGAGATACCATTCACCACTGTTCCTGTTGGTGCAGAGGTGCTGATGGACGGGTAAAAGACCGGCACATCACTCTCGAACTGTCCTTGCACAAACGACCGTGCGGCCAATGTGTATTCTTGGTTCGGGTAGACATCATATGCGACAGCAACCGCCGCATCTTCCGGCTTCACCGCAACGCTGTATGATGTTGACGTGGTGTTCGGGAACACTGTTTCATACGGATAGAACACCAAGCTATCCAACGTCTGCGTCTGTGTTGGAAGAATGCCTCGCGCAGAGAGAATGCCTGTATTTGCGCCGTTGTCTACATTCCATGTCGCGCGGTTCAGACGGAATGCCAAGTCTTCAAACGGCGATTCCGTCCACGTCGAACCATTCTGCGACTTGAAGAAGCTACCCGCATACGGCTGCTTCGACACCTTTTGTGTCGTGCCCGGAATGGTTCCGCCAAGTTCCGCCGTCCAGACTGTGTATTCCGCAGAGTCGGAACGCACAACCACCGCGTATTCGACACCCGGCATCAAATGCACGAGCGACGGGAACGTGAACCGTGTATAGAACTGGCTGTTGCTGAATGCACTGACGACATCCGTATCGGATACCGTATTGACGGCATCTGGCCGAAGCGTGACCGATGCATCACCCGATGCAGAAATTGTCGGCACCAACTGATGCGACGATGGATAGCCGTTCACCACCGGACGAAGTTCAACGGTGACGGGGATGTCGAATGCAGGTTTGGATGCAAACGCCAGATCCAACGACTGCACCATGACACCTTGTGGATACCGTGCCGCATCCACAAGGAATGTTTCGGCAAGCGGGTCCGCCCATCCTTCTGGGCACGCAGTATAAGTGCCGTTGTCGTAGAGACGTGTTTCGCGAACCCCACGACGTGTGACATTCACAGTCCGGCTCGTGACAGAGAAGTTTTGTTGTGTTACGATTAGCCCCGATGAAACATAGTTTGTTTCAGCGGTCGTAGTCGCGGAGGCAATATCGTTCGTGTTACTATCGGTGAGTCGGAACATCCGAGCGCCTGTGGCGAACTGACCTTCCTGAAGATGTACAACACCCGCGCACGTACCAGCACCCGCAGCCGTGACGGTGCTGTTGGCCAAGAATCCTTCAGCGACCAATGCACCGATGCTGTAGATAGTTTCACCCGCTGTGATGTCGATCAGCGTGCTGCTGTTGATTACCGCAGTCTGATTTGCGGTGAAATAATTCGTAATCGTCGCACTCTGTCCCGCACCCGGGCCACCAACAAAGTAGATCACCGCACCATTCGCGACCTTTGCGTCAGTCACGTCCAGATCCAAACGCAAGTTGTTTGTGCTGTAATCGCGCACCACACCAGAGACGATGACAGCAGAGTTGACGTTTAACGACGCTACAACTGAGTTACGTCCCGTTGCAGGCACCAACAAAGTGGCTCCCGCAGAATTCGTACCAGAATCTTTTGCGTTCTTTTCTGGGCGCAAACTACCTGCACGAATCGCATATGGAATTGCTTCGTCCGCATCTGCGTCACGGTTTGCACGGACCACCTTCAAGGTATAGGCAACCGTGTTTCCGCTATATCGTGGCGTGATATCCGCAACTGTGACGGCCGTCAACGTAAAGAGATTCGCAGTAGTGAGCGTAACCGGCGCGGTGCTCAACAGTGTCGCAACGGTATTGTTCGAGGTTGCGCTGATATAGCGGTCGAAAATATTGACACCCGATTCTACGCGCACCAACTGATTGGCAAGAAGCTCAAAGTCGAACTCCGTGCCGTTGCCGGTAATCGTCGCTGAAGCCGATGCGGTATTGACCGTGCCGGTGAAGGCTTTCTTCACATAGACAGTCTGTCCAATATAGAAAGTGGGCGCATCCACTAAATCAACGGCATCAAGACGCAGTGTGTTCGCTTGCTGTACATATTTCTGTACGTCGGTACCGTCAAAGAATGGATAGAGGTTCGCGGCTGGGCGCAATCCACTTGCGGCAAAGACAACATCGCGGCGACGAGCACTATGAACCACAGTCGTACCCACCACCATATTACCGAAAGATATTGACTGTGGTTCAGATTGAAACTCAAAGCGTGTGCCCGTGCGCTCCTGAACGTAGGATGAAACAATTTGAGACATAGATTTCCTGATCGTTAATATGGGGCGGTGCTAGGTAGTGCTGGGCTTCCGGCAGCTATCCATTCTTCCCAATCCTTATATCCGTAAGCACCCGCCTTGAGATCCTGACCCTTAAATATTCTCCATTCTTGGCCATTATATTCGTCCTGCGCTGGCGGTGGATCTGGAATCGTGGTGTATCCCGTCCACGTTGTCTGCCACTCACCCCAATTCGTATACGCGGGCAAGAACGAATCCACCCACGCTTGTGAGGGACCACCCAAATCCACAACCTGTGCTGGACGCGTGTCCGTAGACTTCCACGTATCCACAGCGGGCGACAGTTGAATCTTTCCGTAGAATGCGCCGATATCGAACGGATTGACGGACACCGCGTGTGTTGCGGTTGGCTGTGTGATGAAGTCGGTCACCTCATACGTCGGCACCACCATGTCGCCCACGATTTTCACACCACTAGTGGTTGAGTCTGCGTAATCCGTCGCAAACTGCATCGCAAACGTGCGATAGCTCGGATAGAGTTGATGATTGCGCGTGTCCAATGACGCCGCAAAATCTCCGCGTGCCAAATCTGCTACAGTTCCATCAGTGAATGCATCAACAAGAATACCGTTTTTGAACCGTTCTTGATTGTCGGCATCAGTTTCTGATTGATTCAGAGTATTTTGTTCAAGCTGCGTAATCGCATTATAGTATTCCAAACGCGACACACGATTCTCGATACGCGACAAATCGTTCATCGTATATCGCTTATAATCGTAGGATTTCAGTACAACACTTGATGGCACACCAATATCGTTCACCAATGTATACGGTGGTATACTCAACTCAAACATCAACAAACCAGAACCTTCGACCTGTGGGGTCTTGGGTGTGCGTGACGACTGCCCCTTCGTGACGTGGAATTCTCCATCGGTGCCGAGCGATACCACATCGCGACGGCCAAGATAGTAGTCGTAACTACCATTCCAGATATCGTCAGACACCGGAATGAGATACGTGGTGCCGTCAGACACCGCATACGATGTATTGGCACTGTTATCCGTGGATGCAAACACCAGTGCCACATTGCCGTTTGCAGCACCGTAATGTCCTTGTGCTGGTCGGAAGTCCAATACAGAACGCAGACTTACACTTACGGCGCTACCAAATTTTACTGATCGATAGTAGGGAATGTCGTCGTAGGTCATACCCTTGTCGATATTCTGATTGCTCAAGTAGCTGTCAAGGGTAATGTATCCACGGCCAGAATGCATGAAGTGATCGAAGATGAACAGCAACCGACCTGTTGGTGCGATCACGTTGCTGGCCGATGCTTTGACAATTGCACGCCCATAGTCGTAGCTATTATCACGTTGACCTGTATCAAGCGTAAAGTAAGTTGTTACATCGGTATATCCTGATGTGATGCTACCAGCAAACGCAGTATTGCTGCTGTTGTACAGCACCTTACGGAGCTTTGTCACGTCGTGTGTGCGCAACGAGTAGGCAAATCCCGTTGCGACATTGAGCGTATGGTATTCAACCTGTCCTGCGGTCAACGCTGTCGTGGTGTTCGCTTGTGCGACGGATGTATTACCCACGACGTAGGTCTTTGTCCGAATCGACTGCCCCGTGACGAGACTCTTGGCAATTGCCACCAATGTGCGTGGATTGCTGGTCGTTGAGCCGTGATGGTATGTAAGCGTAACGGTGTACTGGCTTCCCACCGGCGAACCCGAGGCAGCGACACTGACATTCGATACGGCACGCTGATCAGCGGGCACCGAATCCGCAATCTGAATCACCTGTCCACGTCCTACAGCATCAGCCGTGATGTCAAACACGAGGAAATAATCGCGGGCGGCGGATGCGGAGAATGTGCCTTCAGGAATACTGAACGCCCCGCCGGTGAAGGTGAGAATGGTAGTATTGGTATTCGCAGACGTGAGGGAAACAGTCGCGTTGGTTGATGAGATCCACGTCGAAAATTCTGCGTTCGCGATATCAATGGTTCCTGCGTCGATAAACTGTTCAGGAATCTGATAGAACAACTTGTTGTCATTCGTATCAAACACAATCGTTGGTCCTGTTGGCGTGCCGTCAGTTTTTCCACTCGGTGCAACATCCGCTTGAAATGCGAGATTGTTGGTATACGGAGGGTTCAACGACAAACTGGTGGGTGCAGCAAGGCCACCCGACAACAGCGTGAACGAATCCACGTCTTTCGGCTGGAACAACAACCGGAACGTCGTATTGGTGGTTGGAAGCACCGTCAAGTATTCTTTCAGAACGATATTGGCATACGCGCCGGGCACATCGTTTTCGGCGAGATATTGATCAATCGTGAAAGTTCCTGTAACCGGAGAACTGGCACCTTCAAGAATGACAGACGCCCCGACAATTGCGCTACTTACATCGGGTGTTCCATTTGCAACGGGTACTTTAATATGTACCTGCCCGTTAACAATATCGGCACTGGTTACGGTACCCGTCAGCGTATTCGCGAAATTCCAATCGTAGACGAAGAGCTTGTACACGCTGCTGTTTGCGAAGTCACCAATTGCCAATTCACTTGGAACTGACTCCGTTTCCACCATTCGGACTTTTGCGGTACCGACTTTGGAATGCTGATACACATCGTTACTTGCGGTATTGATGGTGGCAGCATTCAAACAATGAATGTCAACGGTATTCAAGCCCACAAAGTAGGTGTTGGGAATGTCCGCCAACACACGAGTCGCGAGCACGTAGTTGCCGACAGCGGCGGCGATAGAGCGATTGTTTGCGCTCTCGGTATCGCGCGCCTTGTCGATAGTCAACCGAATCGGCGCCAGCGACTCGACTTCAAACCCTCGCACATACGCCTTTCCAGACGACAGCGACAGACGGAAGTTTGTCAAATCTTCCGAATTGCTAGTGTTGGCGTTTGGATTGCCGTCAATCACGGGAATAAACGGACGCAGAATGTAGCTTCCCGACTCATCGTACGTGCGACGAGCGAGCGTCTGCTTCAGTTCTTCGGCGGTAATGAACTTGGGATTGGCCCGAGTGTAGATCACCTGACCGTCAATGACACGGGCAATTTCGATGAAGTTTGTATCGGCGGACGATTCAATCGAACGTTTTGCCAACGTCAAGCTGATACGGAAACGGTGCGCACCGACCGCGCCGCGATTCGCTTCATCCAGCAACGTTTCCCCAACGGTGACATCAGGATCGGCACCAATGACTTCACTCAACTCATCAAGAAACTCTTCGTTGACGACGACGCCGATACGGTACGACGGCGCGTTATCGAACGCATCCAACACAATAGTCTGCGGCCGCACGCGCACGTACAGCCCAGAAACGAACATCACACCTTCGTCAATACTGATCGTCGAAGCATTGTGGAACACCGTGGTGTTCGCGCCCGCAGCGAACGTCCCTGTTACGGTGTCGTCATCGCGGCCCTGAATGCTGCCACCAGCACCAAACAGATTCGTACTCGTGTACTTGAAGATGAGGTAGTTGTTCGTGGTCTGCGATTCACCAGAAATTGCGGCATCATCAATCGAGACATACTGTGTAATGTGCGCGGCGGTCGTGTAGTCTGCGACACCGGCAACCCGCGCATACACGTACAACCCGGAATTGTTGGTGCGGTCAAAGAAGCTCTGAAGGTTCGTTGAAGGGGTGACCTGTCCACTGATGGCCGCGGTATCAATCGTCAGTTGTGCGCCGAGAATACGGTCGCCGTCACGGAACTGTGCGGTGCCCAGTCGCTCCATTTGTGCTTGCAGGAGCGTCTGCAACTGCGTGAGTTCGCGCGACTGAACGCCATACCGGGGGCGGAACAAAATGCGATGAAAGTCGAAGTCCTGCCCGCGCAGCAAACCCGTCGCGGTATTGGCAACTTCATAGAAGTCGTCGAAATACTCTGTGCGGAGTGCATTTTGTGTTGTGTTACTGAGTGCCATTCGGTGTCTCGTTGTGGATAGAGTCAATTACGGGAACAGAATATCTTGTCATATTTAGCTACTGAAACTTGAAGACAAGATTGATCTGCTCTGATTGATTCGGATTCCGGGTGACTGGCGCACGCTGGTCGACATATAGAATGTCTCCGGTGAACGTAAGCAACTGGCTGTTGTTGACGGCAGCCACGGTTGCTTCGACCCCTTCTTGCGTCAGATCAACAATCGTGTCCCCCGCGACAAACGGTGTGGTACGTCCAAAATCGCTGACGTTCGTGACGCGTACAACGGTATTTGCACCCTGTTCGATGACATCCACGACGGTGGCACTAACAGGATACGACTCGTTGTCCACTTCTATTGTGTCATCTGGTGCAAATACGCCCGTGTTGCTCGTAAAGGTAAGGTCATAGGTGAGTCGGTAGAACTCTCCATTTGCTGCCGTATTCGCAGCAGTCATCGGATCGCTCATCAAAAGAATACGACGATAGTTGTTCACCGTCGTCAACCGATCCAGTTCGTCGTCGTTCAATTCCACCGACAGCATGATTGCAGACGCGCCAAGTTCCATCTGCGGCTTGTAGCCGTGATTGGGATACGGAGGAATAATGGCCCGAGCGGTCGCGGCTGACGCTCCCACTTGTGCAATCGTGACCGCAGAGAAAGTGGTATATCCGATACCGCCGTTCGCCATTTGAACTTTCGACAACGTATTGGCGGAGACGGTCAGACTGCTCGCATTGATCACCGCGCCGTTGCCATCACCTGAATACGTGAACGTGAACGTGCCGTTGGGGTTGAACCCATTTCCGCTACTGGTAATCACCAACGGTACGGCTTCCCATAGCTGCCCCTGATTGTTTTCTGCACTCGTTTCAACATCAGCATCCGTCTTGACCGGCATCCACGCGTCTGTCAAGAACTTATAATCGTCCGGCCGAATGCTGTACAGATACTGCCACACGTAGCCGTCAGAAGTCGTTGCAGGTGTGACGGTGTTACCCGTCAAACTTGGGGCGTTCGTGCTCGGTGCGCCGTTGTTGTTCCACAAGCACTTGTAGACTTTGTAGGGTAGTTCCGTGCTGTCGAGCACATAGAACTGCGTGTTCGCGAACGTCGCGTTCGCATTTCCATTTACACCTTGATCGTCGTATTGCGTATAGACGGTATTGGCAGTCCAGTTATACCGCGGCACCACATAGGATGCATCTTCGGCCATCACACGCTTGGCGGCCAACAAATCCCGCCAATACTCGAACTCGATGTTCTGTGGAACGTCTGTCGGTGTCGGTGGATTGTTGTCATTCGTCCAATCGGACGGACGACCGATGCAGAGGTAGAGACGAGATGTTGCGGCGTCGATATCCGCCAACAAGGTATTCGTCGTTGCAAACGACGCACCATTTGCCAAGTTGGGTGTGAGACTCGCAATCTCAGCAGACAAACTCTCGTAGGCTTCCTTGACCGTCAACGTCTCCTTGAGACGCCGTGCAAGAAAACTTCGATACTTTGCGGTGTTAAGTGATGGCATATATGTTCAACCTATGCAGCAAGACAGGACTCATCGTATTTAGTGAGTGTCCGTGTGATAGTCGCTGTGGCTACTTTCTGGGGCCTGATCACCGTGACCATTCTGGTCGGCGTGATCGTCATGACTATTGCACGCCGGATCATTACAAGCGGGATCATTACAACCGGGATCGTTACAACCACCATCATCACCGTGATCGGAATAGTAGTCGCTATATCCGTATTCATCACTATAGCTATCATTAAACGTATAATCACTATGCGGAGCATCACAATGCCCCTGATCACAGTGTGATTGATCACAGTGTGATTGATCACAGTGTCCGTCACCATGATCATCGTGTGCGGCGTAGTCTGTGTGGCTCGCAATATCAACGTGACTATCACCGTGATCGGAATACGGCGGTGTTGTCGGACTTGCAGATGCGGACGGACTGACAGAACTGGACAACGAACCCGACGGCGAAATAGACGCGGATGGGCTGACCGAACGCGACACAGAACTCGACGGACTGATCGACCGAGATGTCGAACTAGACGGCGACAGCGAACTCGACGGACTCAACGATGCGCTCAACGAACTCGACGGACTCAACGAAGCCGATATCGAACTGGATGGGCTGACTGAACTGGATGGCGACGTAGACCGCGATGCTGACGACGACGGGCTGACAGACGCACTCAACGAACTGGATGGGCTGAATGACCGTGATGCGGAGCTTGACGGACTCACCGAACTCGACGGACTCACCGAACTCGACGGACTGACTGAGGCTGAACTTGACGCCGAAGGGCTGACTGAACTGGACGGACTCAACGAGGCCGACGGACTCACAGACGCCGATGACGATGCCGACGGTGAGAACGACGGCGATGGACTCAAGGAGTTTGATGGACTGACAGATGCCGACGCAGAACTACTTGGGCTGACTGAACTGGACGGGCTGACAGACTGTGACGTTGAACTCGACGGCGACAGCGACCGCGACACAGACGCCGACGGACTGACGGACGCCGACGCGGAACTTGACGGACTGACGGATGCTGACGGACTCACCGACCGTGACACGGACGCGGACGGACTCACCGATGCAGATGCTGAACTACTCGGGCTGACAGAGGCCGAAATTGAACTGGACGGGCTGACAGAGGCCGACGGGCTGTTAGAAATTGACCGCGACTTGCTCGCCGAGGGCGATACAGAACCCGATGGGCTAACAGACGCCGAGACACTGCTCGATGGACTGACAGAGGCTGACGGACTGACGGAGGCCGAGGGACTGACAGACCGCGACTTGGAGCTTGACGCTGAACTGGACGGCGACACCGAGCGCGACGGCGACAATGATGCCGATACTGAACTCGATGGGCTGTGTGAGCTTGACGGACTGAACGACGCAGACGGGCTGATTGACCGCGACGTGGACGCGGACGGACTCTGCGATGCCGACGGTGACACCGAAGCTGATGGACTCTGTGACGCGGACGGACTCTTTGTCGCCGATGGGCTGGCGGACGCTGACGACGAACTCGACGGGCTCACCGATGCAGACGCAGAACTCGATGGTGAAACAGATGCCGACGCAGAACTCGATGGACTAAATGAATGTGACGCGGACGCAGACGGGCTGAGAGATGCAGACGGTGATTCTGATGACGAACCAGCAACCACAATCGCGCTCTCAACGGTGCTGCTCACGTTGACGGTAATATCCGTTGTGCTGACAAACTTACCATACGGCCGGAAGCCGGCGGGATGTAGAATCTTCAACAAGATACTACGATACCGATCAAACGACTCGGCCGCTTTGACAACATACGTGTAGTCGTTGTAGTAGTCGCCGTCCTGAAGCCGTGTCGTCGAACTGGTGAATCCCTTGTTTGTCAAGAACTCGCCGGGATAATTCGTCAACGCACCAATGACCGGCACGAGTGTTGCGTCAGTGCCCGTGCCCCCATTTGCCCGTTCTACCGTAATCGCAATCGAATTTGGATCACTGTAGAGCACGCCGGTATTCCGCACCCGCACCCGCGCGACTTGTCCGACACCCTGCACGACATCAAGATTCGCGTTTGCAAAAAGTTGCGTGACGCGGCCGCTTGTTGGCACGACAACATCGGCGGTGTTGCTGTAATAGAACAGCGTCTGCACGCGTGCATCCATGCTGTCCACATCCACAATCGGCGGCACCGCATAGCGACTGCCGATAGACGTGAGCGCCACGGTATTGATCGTACCGTAGGAAGTGATGGTGCGCGGATAGATCGTCCGAATACGCCCGAGCGCGTAGGTGCCGTACGTGTTCGCTACGCGTGTTGGTGCGGTCCCGTAAATTTTGAGTACCGTGTTACTCTCGATACTCTTGACGACAACATCGTATCCCGAAGAGGAATTCCCGACACGAAGATGGGCGTTTGCAATCAACGTGCGCTGGAACAGCGTGTTTGCGCCGATAATGGTGTCCGTGCCGTCTGTCGTGACGGTGCCCAGTTGTGCGTTCGCGTAGTCCTGCTTGATCAACAGGCTGGTGGAAAGTTGATTCAAATTCGCAGTGTTGCGCAAATACAACTTCGTCGCACCACTGGTATGCGTCAGGTTGCCTGCAAGATCCCCCGCAAAGTATCCAACCGTATTGGACGTAATCGTCGCGGTGAGCACCGTCGTCGTATTATCGAGGGGACCGCCAATGACAAATAGTTTGCCGGTATAGCCCAACACGGACGACGCATTGTGATTAAAGAACGGTGCGACAGACAGGTTATCAACGAGCACCGCTGCATTCGCCAATTCAGCGGTCGTATTCGCATCGTTCGTCCACACCCACGGCGTGTAGAACGGTCGCTGTTCTGCGGCAGAGAAGATGGTCCCGACAGCGGTGTTCTGATCGATAATCAGACTGTAGACGTTCGCTGCAAAACTGCCGCTCGCGCCGGCGGATAACGTCAGCGACGTGTTATTCTGAACAGATGCGATAGTGCCGACCGTATTCGCAGAATCGTTCCCGACAAGTAGCGTTTCACCGACATACAATTCGGTGGTGAACTTCGTGCCGACACCAGTTACGACGGTGCAACCACTGGTGGTCGATGTGGTGCCTGTGAGAATGATTCCGAGATTGACACTGACAGCAGTTTCATAGTTGGTATTTGCCACATCGACATCAGCAAACGTATCGATGATGATATCGAGTGGAATGATCGAGGTGGCGTTAGACAGAGACGCGACGTTGCCTGATGCTCCAGAACCCGACGCACTGTAGAACTGCAACGGCTCTCCGACCGTGAACCCTTTACCCCCGCTGTAAATCGTGATTCCGCTGATTGCCCCGTTCGAGACGCGTTCGACGACACCGTATGCACTGTAGCCACCACCACGTCCCGGCCCTTCCGACACGACCACAAGGTCGCCATTCGCGTAATTGCTTCCACCACTTCCGACCGTAATCTGTGTGATGACGGGAAGAATACGTGTGGTAATGACCTTTTCCGTGCCGCGTGTATCGACGTTGTGGAGTTCTGCGTTCTCTTCAAACTGTCCACTAACGCTACCATACAACAATGACAGTTCATGCACTACGGTGCGCTGTCCGTATTCGACGCCGACAACGAACGTGGTGACGCGCTCGACAATCGCTTCGGCGATGCCGTACGTATTAGAGGTGGAAACCACGCGTGCGCCCGTATAATACGTCGCGATATCTTCAGAGGTATAGCCGGTATTGAGCGGTGCGCTGACTTTCAGGGTTTGCGGGGCGGACCACGTCGCACTGGAGGCCGCAAACACGTCATCACGCGGAAAGTAGACATCCGCGTCTTGATTGAAGAAGACACGGAAGAACCACTTGATGCTGCTTGGCGTGCCCTTCTGTTGATAGAACGCACGCAGACTACGGATGAACCAGTCGGTTGACACGTAGCCGTATTGCGGAAACTCTTTGGCAAACTTTGCGAGAAAGTGTGTGCGGAATTCGTCAAGGGTTGTCGCGGTATCGAGATAGTCGAAGAACTTTCCCGCTTCGTACAGCGGGCCACCAACCGCATCAGTGACGGTGGTGCTCACCGAAGATGGACCGAATCCCGGTGTAATAGAGGTCTGGGATGTCTCGCGTTCCTGCTCCAAGAAGTGCAGAAACGCCGTGACAAATTCTACAAACGCCGGATACTCGGCTTCTACGAAGTCGGGAATCGCGGTTTTGATGAGGTTGTAGAATTGCTGTCCGGGCTGGTATTGGCGCATAGCTTACCGTATACGGCCGCCTTGATAGAAGTTCGAGGGAGTCAACGTCGTGGTATTGTCGATGAGTTCGACGCTAATCGTGTCGTAGTCAACAGTATATAGACGATTCAAATGTGGGGTTAAATCGCTGTACAGCGGCAATGCACTGATCCAGATATCGATTTCTCCACCCTCAATCGCTTCGGGTTTGAAATTGGCTAAGACCATCGTGCCGGTGTCCGCATCGATGGTGCCGACACGGTCGTCCACCACAACGAGTGAACGCGTGCCACCCGAATTGACATACCCGACGACACTGACGACGCCATTCGTTTCTTGCAAGAAACAGTTGGTGTAATAGTTGCCGTCGTGATCGTAATAGTCAAACCGATGAGAAGTCGGCTCCAGCAGCACAGAGGCGTCACCAACTTTATAGAGCGCCGCCCCAAACTTGACGGTGATGGAATTGCTCTTACCTACCAACGGCACCACACGCTTCTGCATTTCCACTTGCGTTAACGAACTCGTGATGGACGCATCCGCATCATCAATCGCCCGTCCCAAACGCGAGAAACGGAAGGAGGTTTCAAACTTTTCCATGTTCTCGTTGGAGTAGGTATCCACCGCGTCCTTCACCGCAGTGACAAGTTCCTGCTTCGTGAGCACCGTAGCTTTCGGGTCGTAGCTCACGCGCGTGGAGATAATGAGATACACGTAATCGGGGTCCACAATCTGTGGAATGACGCCGACGATGCTAAACGGCTTGACGGTATTTTGAATGATCGCATCCTTCGTCGCCTGTGTCAGACGTTCACCATACTTCGGGCGTACCGCGATATAGACACGGCCGTAGGTTGGACGCTCCTTCGCATCAGTCGGATCACCTTCTTCACCACCAAAGACATTGATGGCAGAGATGTATTCCGTCCAGTCCTGAAGAATGACGGACTTGTAATCCTCCGTCGTCACACAGCGATTCTGCGCGGCATAGGTCAGTGGTGCGAGATAGCGAATGTTTTCAATATCCTCGATGTCTGAACCACCGATACTTGGTGTCGTATTCGCGTCGGGTGTGTCTGTCACACCTTGCTGCAATCCGGCGATGGTGTCGTTGATGCGAAACGGGCCTCGAATATTGTTACCGGCAGCACCACGACTGATATAGTAGTCCACAATGATGATGTTGCCGTTTTCCAGTGCTTTTCCGATGACCCCATTGCCAAACTTGAGTTCTGGATAGCCATCATAGGCTTCCGAAACGAGGAAAATGTTTGACGTGCTATTTGCAAGAAGAAGATTTGAGGCTTCCGTAAAAGACGTGGTCGTGTTCACGGTGGGACTTACTTGAACGCGAACCGTCAGCCGGCTGAAATCGACATTTGCATTGGGAATGATGAATCGCTGCGTCGGGTCATTCGTATCGACCGTGAACCGATATTGTGCCGTACGGCCTTCAACCAACGTAACATTGCTGGTCGCGTAGATAAACGTATTGGATGTATTCTGTGTTAGTTCTGCGTCTTCCACGTTGTAGAAGGTAAATTGGGTATTCGACTGCAACGCGAACTGCGTGTTTTTAGGAAGCGTGATAGTCGCAGGAGCGTTATTCGACATCACCATCGTGACGTTGGCGGTATACGTGGCGCTGCGGGTGCCGTGCGAGTTGTATCCGAGCATCTTGGCATGGGATACGACAGACGAGCGCAACTGCGCGGTATCAAAAAACGACTCGTTGACGGCGGCGGAAAGATAATAATTGTTGTAGAACGTCACATACGCGAGCACGCGCGATAACAGACGCAAGCCACTGCCGGAAAAATCATAGTCCGAAAACGTCGGATCGGCTTTCATGAATGTAACCAGATTATCAAGAATCTGATCATAGTCAAGGTTAGCAATCTGAATTTGTGATGATGGTCCGGCCATAGATTATCGCAACCGTGTAAGATAAAGGGTCAACGTTAGTGGAGTCGTTTGATTTACCAACGCAAACACCAAATTGATTTGATACCGCATTTCATCTACCGTCGGTACAACAGTCAATTGTTGAATTGCCACCCGAGGTTCATATGTTTGTATGGTTGTTTCTATTTCACGATGCAACAAGACGGTTGTAATCGGATCGATTGGTTCAAACAAATATCGAGAAACGTTTGCACCAAAATTCGGAAAGAACGGGACTTCTCCTGAGTTAATTGACAACAAATTCCGTAATGACCGTTTGACCGCATCAGCATCCGTTACCGACACAATATCGTTGGTCACGGGATTCTTCGCCATCGTAAGCGAGATATCCTTGAATTGACGTGGCGCAGAAACGGTTGTTGAATATTCTGGCATATGACTATTTAGTTCGTCTCTTGATGATGCACGTTATACGCCATACGGCGGTTCGTCTGGGGTCGATCCGCCACCATCTGGAGTTGATCCGCCACCATATGGCGATTGAATTTCATCTTCGGTTGTGGTTCTTAATGTGTCCACGGGTGGCGTATCGAGAACATGTGTTGTTGGATTGAGCGCAGCATCTCGGGCGGACAGAATTTTTAATTCCGTATCGACTGCCGCCAAATCTTCCTCACGCGTCCGTTTTACTTGCGCCAATTCCTCACCCGTTAACGGTTCGCTCACGTATAATCCATCATAGAACGTGTCATCATAATCCCGCGTGCGCACATCCCGACGCAGTTCCTGTGCGTTGAACGAGACGTGAATCCACGACAATTCTGGAGCAGACGAATAGTTCAGAATCAACTGGTCAAACTGAAGATTTTTGGCGATGTAATCCGCCACTTCATAGAGTGTGGTGGGTGTCTGATTGTTCAACTGAATGTCGGCGGCCTCACCCTTCTCATGCTGACTGATGCCGTTATTGACTTGACGGAATGCACTCACAATTGTGATATTGGGATATGCCGCCTTTAATGGACCAAGCACGTTCGCGCACAACAATGACAGGTTATATACCACATCGTCGGCAAGTAAGCCTCCCTGTGGTGTGATCCCCATCGCGGCTTCTTCTGCCAAAGACGCCGGTGGTGGCTCTGGTGCTGGTGCAGGTTGCGGGAACTCCGTTGGTAGTGGTTCGGCCACGACTGGTGGTGCCGTAACAAATAACCACGGATACAGGATGCGGCGTTCCCAATAGTAATTGTCGTTTTCTGACCACCCGTATTGCGACGGTCCCACATTGACAAGATTCGGATTGAGGCTGCCCCATCCCTCAACGCGACCAATAATCTTGACCATGTAGTAGTCGAGCACTTGTCCACGAGGCACAAACGAGTACACTTCTCCATTCGGTCCGTCACCCACCCGCGTACGCTGATACCATCCAGCAGCTTGCGCCTCATCGCGATGATAGGCGCGCTTCTGAAACGCCGCCAACACCGATCTCAATACATACTCTGGATCATATGGGTTTTGTGGACCCGGCGACGGCGATGGTGATGCCGATGATGAACTTGACGGACTGCGTGAGGCCGACGGGCTCACCGACCGCGAGACAGACGACGACGGGCTTTGCGACCGCGATTGAGACGCGGACGGGCTAACGGACGCTGATGTCGAACTGCTTGGGCTTCGTGACGCCGACGGACTCTGTGAACTGGACGGGCTGAGCGACCGTGAGGTGGAACTCGACGGGCTGAGTGACGGTGAATCTGAATTAGACGGGCTAACAGATGCCGAAACGGAACTGCTTGGACTTACTGAACTGCTCGGGCTGACAGACCGCGAGGTAGAACTCGACGGACTCTGTGAACTCGACGGACTCTGTGAACTCGATGGACTCTGTGAACGTGACGTAGAACTTGACGGGCTGATAGAGGGCGTCGGGCTTGTGGACGCTGATGTTGAACTACTCGGACTGACGGAGGCCGAGGTTGAACTTGACGGGCTAACAGATGCCGACGGGCTAACCGAAGCACTCGTTGAACTTGACGGACTCACCGAGGCCGACGGGCTGATGGATCGTGATGACGAACTCGACGGACTCACCGAGGCCGACGGACTGACAGACGCCGATGTGGAACTGGACGGCGACACCGATGCCGATTCTGAACTCGACGGACTCACCGAGGCGGACGTTGAACTACTTGGACTCACCGACGCTGACGTTGAACTACTTGGGCTGACAGAGGACGATGGTGATACTGACGCCGATGCAGAACTCGACGGACTCGTGGAACTGGATGGCGATATGGAGGCAGATGTTGAACTACTTGGACTGAATGACGCCGATGTGGAACTCGACGGACTGACTGAACTTGACGGACTCACCGACGCCGACGCGGAACTCGACGGACTCACTGACGCGGATGTGGAACTGGACGGTGAGACGGAGGCCGACGTGGAACTGGACGGGCTGACAGACGCACTCGTCGAGCTTGACGGACTTACTGAGGCCGACTCAGAACTTGACGGACTCACCGAACTGCTCGGACTAACAGACGCCGACAATGACGCCGACGGGCTCACCGATGCCGACGGACTCACCGACGCGGATGTTGAACTTGACGGCGAGACTGACGACGACGGTGAAACCGAAACCGACGCTGATGCCGACGGACTGACTGACGCAGACGGACTCACCGATGCGGAAAGAGAACTGGATGGGCTGACGGAACTCGATGGTGAGGTTGAAAGAGATACCGACGCCGACGGACTCACCGAGGCCGATGGGCTGACGGATGGTGATGTTGAACTGGACGGACTCTGACTTGGTGTGTCCGTCACAACAAAGTTAGCCGTCGAATTAAATGTGTGAATGGTGTAGGAGCCGCTGGTCGTGACAGTGCCGCCAGTCGCCGTCATGGTGCCGGTGATATAGCGGATGATGACGACACCAGATCCGCCCGTACCACCCGCAAGTGGCGTAATGTCGGAATGTGCTACGTCGCTATGCGGCGTTGTGCTGTCGCTGTGTGAGTCGCTATGTGGTCCTGAGTCGTCGTAAAAACCATCACCCGGCCCGTCCGCGTGATAGTCGCCGTGACTATCGCTGTGTGATGCTGCTACGTCCGAATGCGCGGTGCCCGGATTGTTGCCAGCACCACCACCGCCACCACCACGATTAACGGTGCCTGCGGTACCTACAGCACCCAGACCACCTGCACCACCGCCGCCGCTACCAGCACTACCAGCAGCACCTGTGTTGACCGCACCACCACCGCCACCACCCGCATACGTAACCGAGGCGCCTGTGATAGACGACGCCGTGCCTGCACCGCCCGCACCGCCCGTATTACCAGACGCCGTTGCACCAACAGCAGACGCACCACCACCACCGCCACCCGCTACCGCAGCAGTACCACCCGCGTATCCTTGCCCGACGGTATTCGCACCACCCGCACCTGTGCGCGAACCACCACCACCGCTACCACCCGTTCCACCACCAGCCGAAGCATTCGTGGTGTTTGCACCAAACCCACCACCGACTGATGTGATGCCGTTAAAAACAGAGTTGCTCCCGACACCAACGGCGCCACCACCGCCGACGGTGACGACATACGTACCGACGCTGACGGACACATTTCCAGACAGATATCCACCAGCACCGCCACCACCGGCGCTGTTCGCGCCGGCGCTAACAGTGTTGCCACCACCACCACCGGCACCGATAATCAGATATTCAACATTGGCTGCCATATATCTCTATTTACGCGGTGGGTGATTTGGGAATGGTGGGATTCGCCACGTCAGGACGCGCGAGCGAATCGGTGAGATCAAACAACGTGAAGGACGTGCCACCAAGTGTCATGCTTGGACTGAACGAGGCTTGTCCACGATAGTCATCTCGATTGAGGTATTTAACCAACGGCAAGGATGCTGGCGCAACAAGACCCGTCTCGGGTTGTGTTAATCGGCCTTCCAACGGGGGTTCCACGGATGGGATATCACCAAGTGCCACACACGTTTCCTTGTGCGCTTGATAAAGTTCCGTATCACCCACTTCTTCAGGCGCCTCAAAGAGCAGCGCACGATATGACACCGCGGCGGGCGTCGTCGCGTAGTAGACCAGTGGATTGCCTAACGGATTTTTCTTCGGCATCTGATCTTCCGTCAGCACCGGCGGCTTAATCGTTGGTGGCGCTTGCGCGTCTGTGCCACCGCCGCCCACGTCACCTTCGGTGCTCAACTGCTCGTGTGCTGGTGCGCCTGCCAATCCGTGCAACGGGAAGGGACCGCTCTGCAACAGATTCAACATCGTGATGGTGTTGAGAAGATTTTTGGCAGCGGTCTTACCAACTTTCGCGCCGGCGCCCGGGGGCGTGAGGGCCTTCGAGTCTTCAATGATGTTTTTCACACCTTCACTGACGAGTTTTGCGCGAGCAGCGGCAAGTTTACCGCGATGTTCCGCATCCTTCGCTTCAAGCAATGTATATGCTTCTTCATAGTCATCTTTGATAGCCGCCATGTTGATACGCGGCGCCCACCCATTCGTGGTCCACACCGGCGCACCGGGGAGCTTCAAATAACGCAAATCAATTTCGGTGCCATCTGCACTGAATGTTGTCGAAGCGTGCATATTGATATCTTCCCCTGCCCAAACGTGGAATTGTTTTTCTGCACGTAGGTGCATGTTGCCGTCTGAGTGAAGATGAATTTCTCGCTTTGAATGGGCGCGCACATCTCCCTCGGCAGCAATATGACATTCACCCTTTGCCACCAAATGAATGTCACCGTGACTGACGATGTTTTGATTGCCCATCGACGTAATGACAATTTCTCCTTTCGGATGAATCTCGATACATGTGCCTGAACGATGAAAGATGTGAAGACGTTCCGCGCCCGGTGTGTTGTCCATTTCACATCGGTGCCCGGCTTCCGTTTCGATGACGTTGTTGTATGGATTCTGTGGCGCGGCCGGTGTCGTTGGTTCGCTCCAACTGGATTGATTTTTGCGGTCCTTGAAAACCATGTTCAACTTGACGTTGAATCCCGGTTGGAGCTTAAAGCCGTAGAGGAGGTCTGTTTTCTTGGGAAGCAATCGCGCCCAACTGCTTGGCTTTCCCATGGCTTTCACTACGCCCTTGATGGTGTGCTTCTTCTTATCCTTGTGAATCGGATCGTCTTTGAACGCGTCACCACCTTGTGCGGCGCGAGACGAACTAGGAACACCGACTTGATCTTTCCGAGGATAGGGTTTACGGTTGTAGTTCTCCTTGATAAGTGGACCAAATGCGGAAAATCCATTGAGCGATACGGAGAAGCGCGTCAACATGTTTGTGAGCTTCTCTTTGCGCTGTGCAAGTTGAATGGCTATCGCCGCGGCCGCCGCGGTTCCTGCAATTGCCGCACCGGGTTTCAGCGAGGAGAACTGCACTAAGTCTGATGCAGAAAAGAAACCACCCGCGGCGACAGACGCAGTGCCTTCCATTCCGAACACACTGACATCTTTCTGAAATGTCTTTCCGCTTAACAGACCGGCACTTGCGGCATCAAATGCGATTGTAGCGGCACTCAATGATGCAGTGAGCGTCCCGAGCGACTTCTTGGCTTTAAGGGCAGAATTGATCGCACCAAACGCCGCACCAGACATCGCTGCCGCTTTCGCCACATTACCAAGCGCCTTACCGAACTTGGGCTTGGAGGGTGGTGGCGTGCGACTTTCTGGTGGCTCTGGACGAAGTGCGGTTTCTGCGGGCGTGCTTCGATCCCGACCGCCATGCTTCTGAATCACCGCATCAGCAATAGCGGCGGCAGCACTGGCGGTAGCGAGAGATACGGCACTCTTAACGATTCCCATGTGTTATGCTCGTGTGTTTTTTTGCGAACCGACCCCGGGGTCAGTTGGATATGATGGAAACTTACCGAGAATGACAGGTTGCTGGGCCAACTGTGCATCCATAAAAAACCCGAGCACCCAATCACCTTCACACAGATCATGGTTTCCGCGCGAATTTGTGACAGGCAGCAATGGTAACGCCCACGGTAAATCGTCGGTGGACAATTTCTCTACATCCGGTTCATGATGCCCGAGAATTCGCACCTTACATCGACCGATTTTCAACGGATCACTCGTGCGGTCCTCCACGATGCCAACAAACCAGACGAACCCATCAAGGCCGACGTGGTACATCATTGATGTAGTTGAACTATCAAGCATACCCTTATTTACCCTACACCGATACTGGAGGTTTTGTTGCCTTCACGCGAAGCGGTCGATTCAGCGAATCATTGACCACGCGAAGGCTCATGCGATAGTCATAATCACCGGGCTGTTTTGTAACGATGATATGATGCACGGATGCGACAAGGTGATAGCCACTATATGGCGATCCAGTGATCGGTGGTGCTGATGATTGAATTGGTGTGTCGTTCCCCGCCATAGCTCGCGTTGGTGGATAGATTATGTTAATAACGCTGCCAGCATAAATCTGTGGTTGCCCGGGCAGTTCCAATAACGTCTCCAACTGACGAAGTTCCTTGAGTTGCCGATTGCGAGCCGTCACGGATTCGTGCATGAGTTGTTCGTTCTGATACGCGGTTTTCCCAACCACAGTCTGTACATTTGCGGTTGACCAAATATTGGTAGGCACAACAAATTGGCGAACATTCGGGCTGAACTCGTTTTCGTCAGCATATTCAGGAAACAACGGATATGTGTTTAGATGCTTTGATTGTTTGAATGATTCCGTGTAGGACGTATCATCAATCAACGAAAATTTATTTGAGAGCAAATCAAAATGTAAGGCTCGCGAACGATACAACCCCGAGGCGACACCCCCCAATAAATCAAACGTCTGTTCCTGATGAATGCGAAAAACGGCATCGCGTTCCACATCAACATTATCGTCGCTTGTATTTTTCAATGACGGATAAACTTGCAGTGTCGGCACATCTTTTGATTTTCCCAATTGAATGAGTCGGCGCACACTAGTAAAATGTAGGCCCTCTAGTGTTTCAAAAAATAGATATCCGCCACTAGTTCGGTCTTGACTTTCAAGCGACAACATTGCAAAATAGTTGATAGCACGAAGCGGGGTATAATTTGGGATAACAATATCCACTTGTCCCCACGTTGGTAACGGTGATGGTGGAACAAATGATGCAGAGGCCTTCGCATCTATCGATTTGTCGCGCAGATCATTTTCAAGAATTGATTGCACGGCATCACTGCAAGACATTTGAAATCGACGCGAAATGCGTTTTGACGCACTGGCAAAAAATTCTTGTGTCACAAATTCAATAGTATACGCTCGCATGCCATTTGATTTCACATATGTTTGCTCGTGGACTTTTGTAACACGAAACAATCGATTATACGTCTTGGGCGTACTATCTACCCCAACTCCCTGAAGAATGCTGAATGACAAATGCAAAATCTCAATACCCACAAACGGAACGGCTTCAATCCATCCGTCGCTTTCCGTAACAGAAATGCTTCCCGAAATGGTGTTTTGAAAAATACTTTCATACACATCAATACGAGCCACACCAGATAAGATGTCTAGTCCGGCGTTGAGATTGCTAGAATAAATGGTACAGGTATGTAAGCGAACTTGTCGCTGTCTCATCGCATCCATAAAAATTTACCGAAAGAGCGTGCGAAAATCTGCGGCAACTTGATGTATGAGTGCCGGCGGCACCACCTTGATTCGACGCTTTTGATCATTGTCCTGTATCTCCTGCTCGTAGGAAGACAGCATTACACCACGACGAGCCACAGGAAGAAGTCCGTATGTCGTGGCATCAACGCGATCACCTTCGATGGTGTAGTAATAGCGCGAACCCGTTTGTGCATTCTCGATGCTCCCATACTTACTGATTAAGTAATCGACCATTTCATCATTCGACAACGGCCAATCATACAGATTAAAAATATTTGCAACAAACAATATAATCCAAGTATAGTTGGGCGTTTTGTAGAGCAACTGCGAGACCGTATCGGGCCGTTGTTCGTCACCGATAATGTAGTCATATAGCGCAACCTGTGTTTGCTGAAGTCGCGCGGCAATTTTTGCGCGTGCGGTAATGTCACGAATGACGACATCATACGTCGTATTATTCGTGTCGGTGTATGTGTAAACGGTCAGTGGAAGGTATTTGAAGTATTCCATAAAGTAATTCTACTGAGCCTATCAGCTCTTTGGCCCGGGCCCGGGGCCGGGGCCACCCCCGCGGCCTCCCGACACATTGGGTTTTTGACCAGCGTTTCCGGCGCCGCCTCCGCGACCGCCGACGGCGGGGGTCTTGTTGGAGGAGTTTGATTGTGTTGATTGTCTTGCCGGCGCGGACACTGTTTGTGGTTGTTCTGGTGATGGTGGAGCTTCTACTGCATTAGGGTCTTTGCCGGTGTCCTTAAACGCCTTCGCGGTGTTTCCACCAGCACGGTCAATTTCTTCCGAGTCGCGCGCCAACAACCGAATTTCTTGAAATCGCAACGACAGAGACGTAGCAGCAGGATAGACCTCACCGTTCTTTGCAAAGAACGCTGTTTTACCAGCAGCCGCATGATTAAGAGATACAGACGTTAACACGGATCGACCAATTTTATTGATGTGGTGCATGTTGCCGCTGGATTGGGTTTGTGTCCAAAACGTAATTTCAAACTCATACGGAAATCCCATCAACATACCTGTAAGGTTGTTGTTTAGATTTGGACTATAACTTGGCAACATGTAGTATTGAAAGAAATGAATGATCGTGTCAATAGAACGAGCTTCCTCAATCGACCGAGGAATTAACATAAAATCTAAATCATGAGACCGGTATTGGACATGATTAAAAAGAACGTCCGTACGCGGATTGACGCGCTGCCCAAATAACTGCGTGGCGTTATCACCAAATCCCGTGTTTTCTGCGGCATACAGCACGCCTGCTCTGGTTGCTTGGGCAACACTGTTGGGGTTGGCATTTATCGCAGACGAACCGGCTTGCTTAACCTGATTCCAAATCGCCCCGAATGCTGTTTTTCCAGCTTCCCACTCTTTTCGCGCCGTGTCAAGCACACCAGCACCTTGAAAAAGTTCCGCCACGGCCTTGGTGGCGTCACCAACACCTTTCTGTAATTGATAAAGTTGTTGTCCACCTGTTTGCGCGAAATGTTCCGACAATACACCAGCAAACGGACCCAGATCGTGCGTATCGTACCCGACTTCTGTGGTACTTTTAAGAGCACTTTCGGGTAGATATAATGCCACTGCTGCGATTGGTGCGTCTTTTTCTGGTGACTCACCACCAAGTTTTCCGGCCGCCATTCCACTTCGTCCAACATGTCGTGTTTGCTTAACCTCAAACAGCATCCACTTTTCAAAAGCTCCGGCTTGACCAAGTTCCGCCGGATAACGAGCCGCTCCCACTAGTGGACCAAGATTCTGTCCCTGCTGATTGGTGAAATTTACGCCACTACCTGCTGTTGATGGAGTATTGTCTGTGTCTGCCATCTGAACTCCAGTTTCTAAATACTTGACTAGGGGAAAACTCTCATCTATTTAGCACGACACTTGAAACCCGACATTACTATGCCATATCAAGGAATCTTCACACCACGCCACCCGCAGAAATACGTCGGGAATGCCGCCAACATCGTCTATCGTTCTAGTTGGGAGCGACGGTTTTTTGACTACTGCGATAGCACCCCCGGCGTGCTTCGCTGGGCGTCCGAGGAATTGATCATCCCGTATCGACATCCGATTGACGGTCGCGTGCATCGCTACTTTCCTGATGTTTGGCTAGAGACGCAGACACCAACAGGTCCGCGCGTGTTTCTGGTGGAAATCAAACCTAAAGCGCAAACTGAGGTTCGCACCGTCAAACGGAAGACGCGAAAATTTCTTCGGGAAGCTGCGATTGTCGCCGTGAATCACGCGAAGTGGGATGCAGCCAAAGCCTACTGCGCCGACCGCAATTGGACGTTTCTCGTGCTCACTGAGGAACATCTGTTTCGAGGATTCCACTAATGGCCGATAGCAACATCTTTCAAATGCTGCGTGAGCGCATTCTGACAAGCAAAGGTTTACCCGCCGCCGAACGTCGCGCGTTATTGTGGTTTCGGAACTATACTTCGGAACTGGCGGCGTGGCAGCGACAGTTTAGCGGCAACATCACCTATGCCAAGCTCGCATCTGAACGCGAGGCATTTGCGAAACAGATTGTATCGCCAAGTAAAGCTCGTGCTGGACGCTTGTATTTCTTCATGTACAGTCCCGAGGGCTTTCGTACGCTACCGTACTACGACAGGTTTCCGTTCATTCTACTCTTGGACAAGTCGCCGGGGCACTTACTTGGGCTGAACTTTCACTATCTCGACAATTTGAACCGTGCAAAACTGTTCGATGCGTTGTATACGCGGGCACGTATTCCAAGTGCAACTAATCCGAATGCACCCCTAAATAGCTATATCAATATTGACTACGACATGTTGAGTAGCGTCAAACGTTTCGCGGCGTATCGCCCGTGCATTCGCTCGTATCGTATCAATCAGATGCGAAGCACGATGCTTCACGTTGGTGAGACAGAGTGGGTCACGGCGTTGTTTTTGCCTGTGGAAATGTTCAAAAAGTCTACACGCAGCGAAGTGTGGGCCGAATCACGAAAGCAACTATACTAGAGAGCTATGTCAATTCTCGACGAATTTAGAACTCAAGTCGGACAATACGGCTTCCAAAAGCCCAGTTGGTTTGAATTCCGATTGGTACAACCTCCGACCACAGGTGAAGAACTGCCGCCGAGGGGCGAGACTTTTCGAGGTGGTGTCGTACTTCATCCCGATCCTTTTCAAGACCTCATGAGTTTGGGTTTGGTGTGTACATCAATGTCTCTGCCGGGGCGCGGATTCGCAACGGCGGATCAGAGTATCTACGGATTTGAACGAAAGGTGCCATACTTCAACACCTATAATCCACTACAATGCACATTCGTAACACCGATTGATAAACTTGGCTTCAACATTGGTCATCGATATTTTCAGAAGTGGCAAGACAGAATATCTGATACGCGAACAATAGGCTCAAAAAGTGGGGGCGGCTTTGGTAATTACTCGCTCGTTCCCGGCGCGTTTGATATGTCATTTCCAGCCGACTATTACGCTGAAGCTGAAATTTGGCAGTTCAGTCACTTAGAAGATTTTACAAAAAGCGGAGTTCGGTTCAAAAACGAGCCACCATCTAAAGAGTTTTATCGCCAAGTCTCGTTGCGTCACCGATTCTTTGAGTTGTATCCCGTATCGGTTGAGGCAACTGGATTGAATTGGGGTGAAAACGATAGTTTTACACAACTGACGGTAACGTTTAACTACAGTTATTGGGTTGATGTGGGCCCATCGGAAGAAAAAAACGATAACTTTTTTGCTTTCGGAATAGATTTAGACAAAAACAAAGACCCCAATAACTACTCTGGTAACGCATCACTGGCAGAAATTCAAGCGGGAGGTCGATGGGACTACGACCCGAACGGTGGTTGGGCAAGTCGAGCACCAATTTGGGAGCCTCCTGCGTCTGCATCCCGCTCGAAGATGGACATTTTTCTCGGTGTCGTGAAGCAAGCTGCCTATAACACGGCCATTTTTAATGGTTGGATTCGATAACGTTCTTTCATGAGGTGAATAGCTATGGCACTCCCAACACTCGTCGTGCCCGAATATGAAGTGACGCTGCTCAGTCAGTCGAAGCCCGTCAAGTTCCGCCCGTACCTCGTTCGTGAGGAAAAGATCCTGCTCATGGCGCAGCAGGGTGGTGAGAAGAAAGAAATTGAAAACGCCGTCAAGTCGATCATCCGCAACTGCACCTTTGATAAGATTGATCCAGAAAAGTTGCCATCGTTTGACTTGGAATATCTCTACGTGCAGCTTCGTGCGAAGTCCGTCAATAATATCGTGGAGACACGCTTTGAATGCCAAAATATCGTGCGATCAGAAGCAGAGCGTCAAGAAAAAGACGATGGACGGTGCCATGCAGTCGTACCGATCTCAATCAACTTGGATGATGTGAAAATTGTGAAACGCGAAAATCACAGCAAGCAGATTCAAATCACGCCAGACGTGGGATTAACGTTGCGATATCCAACCGCTGATGTGCTCAATCTTTTGAGTACAGAAGGCGTGACGCCGTTGACAATTCTGAAAGTGCTCGAAGAATGTATTGAAAACGTGTACACGGCCGACGGTTCCGTGTATGAGTTCTACGATCAAAGCGAAGACGAACGACAGACGTTCATCGACTCGTTGACGGTAACGCAGTTGGAGGCGATTCAGCAGTTCTTTGATACGATGCCAATCTTGTCGCACACGACCACGTTCAAATGCCCGAAGTGCAACTATACAGAAGAAATTACGTTGCAGGGGTTGGAGAGTTTTTTCGGGTAGGGCAGAGCCACGAAACTCTGCCCAACTACTACACGTTGAATTTCAATCTCGTGAAACATCATGGGTTCTCGTTGACTGAACTGGAAGACATGATACCGTTTGAACGAGATATCTACGTTCTGCTCCTTCGACAGTGGCTCGACGAGCAGGAGAAAAACGCAAAACGCGGATAGGACGCTATGGCCGACAATAAGACGCAACGGCGATTGTCAGACGAAGAAAAGGAAGACCTGAAACGCAAAAAAGATTTTGCGGCACTTGGTGCGGCCGTTCGAGCAGCGGAACTTCAAAAGACCATTGCAACTATGCCCAAAGGTCTTAAGAAGATGTCCGCTATTCTTGGCGGTGCAACAAACGACATTACGTCTGAGATGGGTCGCGCGTACGTTGCGGGGTTAACGTCTCTTATCAATAGCTTGGAACAACTTCCACCGCGTTTGTGGAGAAATGCACTCACTGAAGTTGAAAGTATTGTTAGTTTTGCAGAATCCGACGAACTTTTGAGTGATGAAGACGCACAAAAGATTAAAGCAGTCGGAAGAGAACTCAGCAAAGAAATTGAGCGACAGTCAAGTTTTAGTATTCGAGCGGGAAATGTTGTTGCCAGCGGTGTTAAGAAACTCGGAGTTAGCGCACTTGAACGTGGTGCGGGGTATTATGGCAAAGGTGGCATGTTGGTGCGAGGGCTCTCAAAGCTCGCATTATTTGGCATCGAGCGCCGGCGCGAAACGCGGGAGGCTGGTTCGTCTTTTAGTATATCTCGCGCCTCTGCGCTGTCGTCAACCGAGAGCGCACGAAACACTGCGGTTCGATACGGTTCCGAGTCTGTTGACGACATGTCACCGTCGCGATTTGGTGGTCGTGGTAATGTTGAAGTCGAACAACTTGGTGAACTGAAGAAGATCAACAGCACGCTTGTTCGTCAAATCAAAGTCGCACAAGATATCGACGCCGGTGAGGACAAAGAAGACGCTCTGCGCGAAAGTCGTGCGGCGTTTACAGGACAAGAAGCCGCACTCGAAGCTCCATCACGTAGACAAGTGACTGCGTTGATGGCACAGCCTGCGGCGAAGGAAGGTGGATTCTTCTCCTCACTTTTGAATTCGTTTGGTGGATTGGCGGGGATGACGGCAATACTTCCAGAAGTGTTCGAGATTCTAAGTGGCGCGGCCATCGTCTTCACCGCATGGAAGTTAATGCCAGAAGGATTGAAGACAGTTCTAGGTAAGATCGCAAACAAACTCACTGGTGGTGCATTTGACACCAAAGACAATACCTCTCAAGGAACGCAACCAACACAAGACAAAGATCAGACGACGACCAATACGGTAGTCCCGCCAGACGAATCTTGGCGAAGTCTTCAACGCGAAGCAGAACCGTATGGTTACGGATTACGAGCGGCGGCCAATCCAATACGGACCGCAAAATCGCTTTATGGCGCTGGAGCTAATGTTGTAGCACAATCGAGCAAATTGAAAGGTATGCGGTTGGGATTCGGTGGTGGTAGCCCAACGACTTTGGGAAGCCTTACATCCGAATTAGAACCGTTGACGGGGAATCAAGTAACATCGTATCTCGCTAAAAAATCACTAACTGGTGTTGCCGATCCGGCAATGGAAGCGCGGATACTACAATTCAATAACGCAGGAAAAGCAATTGAAGCTGCAAAAACGCCAGTTCAATTTGTCTCCGGCGCAGGCAAAGAAGCGTCGTTTCTTGAGCGGGTTGCGGCATCGCGACTTGGTAAATTTGGAGTAGGGGCAGGGGAGTATTTTGCGAAGTCTCCAACACTCGCAAGATTAGCTAAAGTGAGTCGAGTCGCAGGAAAAAGTATCGGATATCTTGGCGCAGGAATGGATGCGTATGACGCATATAAATCAGGATTTTCCTTACGCGGTGGTCTTAAAGGATTGTCCACTGGATTACAAATTGCTGGATTAGTGGGTGCTCCCGAAACTGTGGGGGCGTCACTGGCGCTCTCCGCCCTCGGTACTGGATTGAGCATGGCGACCGACTACTTCCTACCTGAACCCGGCAGCAAACCATCTGAAAAGGCTGCAACGTCTACCACGCCCACCAAAACTACCAGTGCGTTGCCAAGCAATGTCTCATCAGAACTGACACCAGCCCAATTGACGGAAGAACAGATGAATGCGCTGCTCGACGCACAGACCCGATGGGAAGGTGGAAAGCCGGGAGACCGCAACATGCGAAATAATAATCCCGGTAATATCAGACGCGGCAAGGACGATTTTGCCGGTAAACATGGAGGCATCGGTTACGATGAAGGAGGATATGCGTTATTTCCGTCAAAGGAAGTGGGACGAGCCGCACAACGCGCATTGTGGTTGTCGCCAACCTACCGAAACAGACCGCTAACTGAAGCCATCCACCGATGGGCACCTGACGCATCGCCCGGCTATACGTCAGCACTGTTGAGTTCTGTTGGGGCGCCAGCATCATCTGTCGCAGCGTTGTCGTCAACACCAAGCTACACGCGTTCGGCGCCCGGTTCAAATGCCGGTGGTATGAGTGGTGGGCAATCGATCATCTATAATGCGCCAGTCACCAATACGACAGTAGTCGGTGGTCAGGGAACGCCTGCGCCAACCGTCATTCCGATGCCGATTCGCACAGAGCCTATCGAGAACACGCTCCTCGCGATCACGCGACTCAACTACGTCTAAAACACAAACGCCCGTGTCGAAGCACGGGCGTTGTCAAATGCGTTTCAGATGGTGTGTTACTCTTTGTATTTCATGTAGTCGTGAACACACAGCACTGCGGACTCAGCTTCCGTCATCTTCGACTGCACCCACGCGGGTAGCTGCCCCGGCACAATCATCGACTTCAACGCGGTCGCTCGCTCGATGATCGAGGACAACTGCGCCATGACCATCGAGGTGTCGTCGTCGGGCATAATCGTGCCTTCATTCACCGCCTCGCGCTTCCCCTTCTCGTACATGTCCCACGCCGTCGCGTAGAGCACTTCATCCCCACGGTCACCGTACTGCTTGCGGAAGCGGGCCTTGTTCTTCTTCACCCAATCTTCCATGCCCGGCGGCGTCACTTCGGACACGAGCTTGCCCGGCACTGCGGGTTTGACTTCGATGGTTTCGGGTTGCTCAACGACAAACTGCTTGAAAGAGGGAAGTGCCATGGATGTGTCCTCGTGATTAAACTGGAATGATGTTTTTGAACGCGGAGTTGCCTTTGATCCACGGATGCTTTTGAAGAGTCGCGACGGCAGTCATGACATCAACATGACCTCCCTCCGACCAATCGGACACGCGAATGCCGAGCTTCTTGGCATTCGGCCAGTAGTAGAGGTCCAACGGAATCGCATGAGAGAAGTCCATGCTCAACTTTTGTTCGCGAGCAGACCGTTGAACGAAGGCTTCCACATCCATGTGATTGTCCGCTTCGGCGTCCCATACAAAGACATGCTTGCTCGTGACCCACGCGCGACACCGATACGCACGGTCGGGTGGAATCGGGAACTTACCTCGTGCGACTTGCCACAGAGTCTTGCGTGAGGCATCTGCTACTTCCCCCGTCGTCGGGTCAATCCACACTTCCGTCCATCCGTCATGCCCGTGCCCCTCGAAGCCATCGAAGAACTTTTCGCGCAACGTGTTGGCGTGCGACTGTTCGGCAACAAACTGTTTGAACGAAGGAAGGGATATCGATGTGTCCTCGTGATGCTTGAAATACTGCACCTGACGTTCGCGCTTGGCGGCGCCGGCTTTGGTGGGATAGGTGCCGAGATTCTTGCCAGTCTTCTTGGAGACGAGTCGGTACCCGCCCTTGACTTTGACGATGTGCTCGTGGACACCACCTACTCGATGAAGTGTGAAACTCACATAAATTTCACCGTCAGCATCTTCGCCTTCATCTTTTTTAGCGAGAGTGTATCCCAATGTATGAGCGAACCGCTGCACAAGCGTCGTGTATAACCGTCCACGAGAATCCGAATCCGATACTTTTTCTGCATCAAAGGTAATGCCATACGGATGGTATTTTTTGATGTAGTCTTTGATTATTTCAATAACCGTCGTAAAGATACCAAACTTTACTCCGTCACCCAATCCCGTTGTTGACATACGGCCGTCAATTTTGAATATTACTGTGACGACATTTTTGGGATTGTTATATGTCGCGTGCCCTGACCAGATTTCAACGGTGCCATCTTTGGTGCCCCTCGGACTCGGCACAGAAAACCGATAGGACGAACGAGCAGCAGTATCCAACACGGCATGCCACGGGTAGACGGTATTGAAGGTTTCTACCATCAAATCTTCTTCGTTCACGGACCGCATCGGCACGAGGTCCATCTGTTCCTCGTAGTCGTCGTCGCTGTCCTTGCCCCACACGCGGCCTTTATTTTGCTTGACACACGCGGCGCATACGCGGTCCCCACGCTTAAGTTCCGCTGGTGAGAGCTTATGCTTGCACTGCTGACAGTTGGGGTTCTTCTCCCATGCTTCATGCGTCTCACCCGGCGTGTCATGCTTGTAGATCGCCACGAGCGAGTCGGTGCCCCACTCACGGTCAGCGGGTGTCGATGTCTGCACCTGTTCGTTCTTCTTGGTGCGCCATCCACCGCCGTGATCCTTGTACCACTTCGCGGCCCAGCCGTTTGCATACGCACTCGGATAGACATCGAACTTCGAGCGCGCCATGCTCTTCGCTTTGGACCAGAGACTTGGGTTGGTGGGTTCGTTTTCTTCCTTGATGCGGTTGCTCACCATCTTCGGTGTGTTGCCGGTGCCGGGACGATCCGTCACAGGGTCCGCTTCCTTCTTGCGCTTCACCGCATTCGCAATCGCTTGCTTGCCGCCCTGAGCACGAAGCTGATTCGCTTTCTGCGTGGACAAGCACTTGGGTTTGCCTTCACCGTCACCACCACGGTCGTCCGCGTCACCACACTTGCCGATGCGTTCCCCTTTGGTGTTGTAGCGATCCCAGCCACCACCACCGACGCCGCCTTCTTTGCCCTTGCCAAACCAGTTGCGCAAGTCTTCGTTGAGGAAGTCGGTGAATGAGGGAATCTTGGACATACGAGTATTTAGAGTTTGTTTAATGTCCTGCAATCAATCGCGTTGTTAGCGTTCCTTTTTCGACATAATTGCGTATCGTCAATCCCAGTTTTTTTCCTTTACTATCAACGCGATTGCCTTCTAGCTTAACGCGAATCTGAATAAGCAAATTCTTCGAGTCTTTACTACCACCATAAAAAAGAAGTTGCGGAATTTTTTTGCCGGGAACTACGTCAGTTGAACCCGTTGAATACTCCACATGCACAGGTACCCCCGTAAGTTTTTTCTTTACTTCTTCAAACATGTAGACGGTCGCTTGACCTTTAGCCAATTGCACAAGAGCGACATTCGGTTCATTGCGCGTAGCGTGGTACTGCATGAACGCAGCTAAATTTTTTCTGAACCCTATAGCATCTTTTTTGATAATAGATGCCAGTTGACTATACGCCTCAGAGTATGCAAACGACAACGCTTCGGTAGGTTTTTTGTTCATCAAATATGTTTCAATTTTTTTGGCATGAGTTGACGTGAACTTAACGCCAAGAGGTTCAAATAAATCCTTCATAGATTCTATCGACGCGCCACCGATTTGTCCAAATTGTTTTACATCACCCGCCTTGAGACTGACACCGATCCCGCATTGCTTACCATCGATAATCACGCGAAGATCGACTTTCGTGCCGCTCTGATCGAGAAGACCTTCCGAACGAACTTCAATGGTATTTTTTTGGCCATTCCTGTACATCGTATCCGCCCATTCACGCACATGAATTCCATTTGCGTAGGACACCGCCGCAGTGACGAGTTCTTTCACATCCTTATCGCGATATATTTTTGTATCGAGAAACCCTTTCATGTTGACTTCTGCAAGATTCACAAAACAGATTACGGTATCCACAACATTTTTGGCAAGATTTGGCGAGGTAAATTTTGTGGTGGAGGAGAACCCCTTTTGTGCTCCTTGACCGGGTTTCAATTTTCCAATGATCGACACCACGTCATTGTCGGTGATCGGCTTGGTTTTAGACACAAAACGAGCGGTGATTGCCGCAGCGAGAATGCCTTCCGATATGTCGCCTTTGTTAAATTTTCCTGCCATGCTTGCTCCTTGCCAATATTTATAGCACCCCACGCACCCGCACGCAACGGCAACCATGCCGAATTCTCTCGTGAATCGTTTCACGAATTCCCGTAAGTTGTTGCAAACGCAGGACTTACAGGTTTTTTTTCGTTTCACGCATTTTCCGCTTGACATCGACTTCCGTTTTCCCATACAATGTATGCATCATGTCAAAGCATCGTTCGTCGTCTGCCGCCATCGAGCGGGAAACCGTCGCTGATTATCTGGCCCGTGGGGGACGCATTACGCGCGTCAACCCGTCGCTGCCCAATGACCTCGTGCGTCTGTCCGAGTCCGAAGTGATCGATGTGATGCTTGGTGCATCCTACGACGATCTGTTCGGTCCCGGCGTGTCGCGGTTCT